ATTGCGCCGATCCTGGGCGATTGCCTTCGAACGATGGTCATCTGCTCGGTGTTGACCCCACTGACGCTTGAGATCGCGGATTGAGACCGTGGTCTCTTCGCCGTCGACCTTCAGGGTGATGACGTCGTCGTCGGCTAGATCTGTGCGCGCAGACCGTGGCTTCGGCTCTTCATCATCGTCTTCGTCGGGGTCGTTGCTGGACTCGTCTTCATCTTCCTCGGTGTCGGATGGCTCAGCGTCCTCAACCTCAGTGTCTTCGTCTTCGTCCTCGTGTTCCTCAGCACTTGTCTCGGATAGCGTAGCGTCCTCATCGACCAAGTTCTTGAGGAATGCGTCTTCGGCGTCGAAATCGTCGCCAGACGCATCATCATGATTATTCATCAAAATTATTTATCATCGGCGAAATTCAAAAATCGCCGTCGTCGCCCTCCGCATCTCGCTGGCGACGGATGTTTTCCTTGATCAGCACCATCTGCATCAGCTCGTTGGCGAATGCGCGCATGCCGTTGACGGTGCGGTACAGCCGCTCCCGCTCTTCCTGCTGTTCGATCGTGGTCTCAAGGATCGCCCTCGACGTCTTTTCGACGACGACGTCAAAGAGGCGATCGAAGGCAGGGTGTTTCAGCAGAGCCTCAGCGTCGAGGCCCTGGGCGATGTGGTCGTCTTCCGTCATCACTGGCCGCTGGTGGGGTCCGTGCGGAAGCCGAAGAGCTGGTCGAGGAAGGCGGTGGGCCCCGACGACGTCGACGCCTGTAGGGACGGCTGAGCGCCCAGGAGAGCGGCGAGGCCATGAACCGGGGAGAGCTGAACCTTGCCGGGGACGTCGCGGTACCAGCCGCCATCAGCGCCCTGATAGACCTGACCAGCCGGGTGCATCTGACCCTGACCCTGGGGAGCCTGAGCCTGGACCGGCTGGGCGGACGGCGCAGAGAGATCGGCCGGACGCGGCGGGGGCATGGGGACGTTACGGGGCGCCTGAGCCGATACCGCCTGGGCACCTGCGGCCGGGAGGGACGGACGGCCAGAGATGTCCGGCATACCGCCAGCGCCCATGGCCAGCGCCGTCGGCCGCTGGGGAGGCAGCGGCACCTGACGGGCCTGTAGCCCCTGTGTCTGCGGGATAGAGGACTGGTCCGGCTCATAGGGGAGACCCGACGGCATGGTGACGCCCGGGTTTCCGTACTGGGGACCGGCGGCAAGCGGGGTGATGCCCTGAGGCCGCTGCGGGGGCAGGGGGACCTGGGTCGAGCCGTACAGGCCGGAGTCCGGACGCTGCGGGGGACCACCGGCCGGGATCATCGTCTGGGGGAGCTGCTGAGCTGCCTGCTGTGCCGCGTACCCGCCGCCGTCTGAGGCCGCGGCCGAAGCCGCCAGCCGCTGCAAAATATCGTACCAAGACATGTTTTACTTCGAGGGTCCTTTCGGGTTGGCGCCGGTGAATGCGGCGATGGCGGACGATGCCGACGGGTTGGTTGTGGTGGCTGCTGCCTTCGGGGTTTTGACCTTCGGCTTCGCCACCTTCGGGGTCCCGGTCTTGCCGGTCTTCGGGGTCGCTGCCTTCGGGGCCTTGGGCACTGTGGCCTTGACCGGTGACTTCGGCTTCGTCGCCTTGCCCGGCTTCATCGCCGGTGTGGCCTTGGTCGCTGACGTCGGCTTCATCGCCTTCGCTGAGGTCGGCATCGCCGGAGTTGCCGGTGCGCCCGGAGCGGGCGACTTCGGCTCTGTGATTTTGGGCTTACGGCCCCATAGAGGTCTAGGCATGGTACTTCTATTTATTACGGGCTGATGATCCCGCGCGTATCCGCGGCGTTATTGGCTGCCTGATGCTCAAAGCACGCGGTTTCACGCTGCGCAACATCGATTTTGTTGGCGATATCTGCATCCTTGCGGGCGGCGTCGCGTTCCTTTGATCGCGTATCGCCGTCGGCCTTGAGAGCGGCGAGCTGGTCCGACATCTCCCGGTGCTGGGCGTCGGCCTGGCCGCGGAACATGTCGGCCTGGGCGCCATCATCCCTGCCTGGGCCTGCTGCTGTGCGATCTGCATCTGAGCGACCATGACCGGGTCCGGCTGCTTCGGCGGGATCTGGGACGGGTGCGTGAACACCGTCTGGATATCCTTGATATCCATCAGTCCCATGATGCGGGCGCCGATGTTGTAGTAGTTCTCAGCCGTGATCATCGCAGACAACTGCGGGTTTTGAGCAGCAAGCGATAGGAGCTGAACGTACTGACCAGCCTTCGCCTGAGCATCCGCGGGCGTGAAATGCAGGGTGACCGTGCAATGCCGGTTCTTGACCCAGGACTTGATGTCGACGTCGACCCAGTTGCCAGCAACAGCGGCAATCTGCGGGCGCTCTTCGTTCTCCAGCACCAGCCGATAGACCTCCTGATACAGAGGCTTGAGGAAGGTGTAGGCGAACTCACGGGCAATGGCATTGGAGCGGGTCGCCCCCGCATCCATCATCTGATTGATCAGCGCGGAGCTGTTCTGATTGGAGATGACGTCCTTATCGAGCCCCTGGGACAGCGCGGTGATGCCGGTCGTGGCCTCGTTGTTGGCCTGCAACATCTGAATGGCTTGCAGGGTGAACGGGTTGAGCTGCGGCTGCTGGATCGGAGCCACGGCGTCGATCGAGCTGACGTTGACGATGCCACCGAGCCGATTGTCCAAAAGCTCAGACGGCTTCGACAGCCCGCCAGCGGCCACAAGGTACCGGGGATTGGTGGTGATCGCGGTGTGATCGAGGATGCCGCGGGTCAGACCGGTGATGTGGGTCTGGTTCGGCATCGCCCGCTTCGCCATGCTGTCACCCCAGAAGGAGTGCGCCACGGGCAGCGGCGTGAACACGATGAACGGGGACCGGTCCACTTCCTCGACGTCGAGGACGACGTCAGAGACCATCATCACCTTGTAGAGGCGGCGGCGGTCGTCGACGTCGCGGTAGACGTAGCATTCATAGAGCCAAAACTGGCCGTTGCTGTCGACGTCTCTGGGATTGTACCCAGTATCAATCTGACGGAACCGGGCGACGGTCTCCACATCCTGGGAAGCTGTGCTTCCGGCATCCGGCTGCTTATCCTTGAGCTTCTTCGTATCAAGGCCCATGGCCTTGATCTCAGCTCTGGTCTTCAGCACACGGTGGTAGTGGAAAGCGCCGACAAGGCACGCGGCCTCCGGCTCAACACCGAAATTCTCAGGGGCGATCGTGTCGATACGGACCTGGGAGTCGTCTTCGACGACGGTGATGACGCCGCTTGCGGTTCCGGTTAGAGGGTCGACGTCGGCATCAACCTCAGAGACTTCCGGCATCGCCGAAGCCATGAGGACAGCGTTGGCGTCGACGCCCTCGAACTCCTTATCGTTGTACTTTTTGACGACGTCCCAGTAGACCTTGACGACACCGACACGCGCCTTCAAACCATCTTCAATGACGGTGCTGAAAATGCGGTGCGGGTCATTCTGGCGGCTGACAACGTAGTTGACGTATGCCGTGGCAATACGTGCGGGCTCGACGTCCTCTGCGTTCTGGGGATCGAAAGACACGATCTCCCGTCCGTCGGCGAAGACGTCGAGGAGCTGGGCCTTCATGCTCTGGATAGTGTCGTAGACGGTCGACGAAACGTAAGACGATCCACCGGCATGCTGGCGACGCGGTAGCTCCTGATTGTAGAACTTGAGGACGTTTTCGCGCTCTTTGGAGAGCTGCGAGTCGTAAACGCCGACGCTCTGGCGGATCTTCCGGGCTACAAGCTCCCGGATCTCTTCGTCCTTGAAAGGCTTATCCTGCACTCTTTCCTTAAATGTGTTTCGGGTTCGCGTTTATTTATTAATACGCGTCGACGTAGAAATCGTCGTGGGTTTCGATCGGCTTCCAATTCCGGCGGTGAACATGGTTGGCGATGGCCAGGGACATGACGCAATCGTCATGGGCAGTACCCGCCGCGGTCATCTTCCCGCTGTCGGTGAAGACGTAGGTCTTCAACTCTTTGAAGGTCTCATCGTGATTGACGACGATATCGCCCGTGGTCAGAGCATGCCGTAGATTGTCGATAATCAGAGGCTTGGTCTGTTCCGTGGTGCGGAAGCCGAACTTGGTGGTGTTGATGTCGTTGACGTTGCCTTCGCGGACGTCGGTATAGATCGGCTGATAGCGGAGATCGCGACCAAGACGGGTGGCGGTGAGAAGGCCAGCATCGTTGGACTCAACGGCCACAAGGGCGTTGTTGTAGTACTTACCCAGCGCCGCCAGGACGTCGGCGAAATCCCACGGGCTGATATGGCCACGCCATACCGCAACCTGCCGCTTATCGCCGTCCAGCACCTGGGCGACGGAGTAGTCACCGTGGGTCTGGCCGTGCGCGATGTCGGCACCGATCGTGTACATCTGGTTGCGGTCATGCTCGACGAAGACGCTGAGGCGGCCGATGGGGCAGTCGACAACAGCACCGTTTTCGATGTCTTTCGTCCGGATGAGGGGGAGCTTCACCGCCTCAGCCTCATGAAGGCGCGGAATGTCGAACACCGGTCGACCCGACGCCTTGAACGCCTCAGCAGCGGTTGACGGCCACTCCTGTTCGAAGAAATCGTGTCCGCTCTTGCCGTTCTTGGTGTTCTCAGCGATCTTCTGACGGCGGAACACAAGCTGTTCGTCGCTCAGGCCATACAGCTCAGCAAGGTCTTCCTCAGCATAGGTGCGCTCGAAATCGCCAGGGACCTCACGGACGTCGTAGGGAGAGTCGAACCACGGGGAGAAAAACGGGATGAACTCGGTCTCACCGCGGACGGAGGCCATCCACAGGTCGTAAAAGACGTTGGACATGCCCTGTGCGGTCGACTCGATGAAGACGGCGGTGTCCCGCACGTCCGGCACAGCCGCCATGAGCCCACCCCAGTTGGCGTGGCCGGTTGCAGGGTCCCAGTGTCCCATCTCAGAGACGTGGACGTAGTTCAGGGTTTCGCCGCGACCGATGCCGTGTCCGCTGGCGGTTTCGACCTTGATGCCGGAGTCGATCTTGTTGAAGGTGAGGTCAGTCGCTGAGTTGAACTTCGTCGACGGCT